GCTATTGTCCTTTTTAGGATGCTGATTTGTTCCTCAAGTTTCTTAACTTGTTCATCCATCCCTTTTGTCCCCTTTATATTGTTAATAAAGCCCCCTTGCTAGGATTTGAACCTAGTCTAAAGGATTAGAAGTCCTTTGTGCTATCCATTACACCACAAGGGGATGTATGGTCTGCCTAGCAGGACTTGAACCTGCAACCTTCCCATTAGGAGTGGGATGTTCTATCCAATTGAACTATAGGCAGTTGATTGAGGGAGATAGAGTGAAGGGAAGTGGCTGTTCCATCTGCCCCCCACACAACCTCACTTCATTGGGAGCATCCCCCTCAAGTTGTCCTTGTGTAATCATTGTATCATGTAAACTTAAAGATGACAAGAAGTTTTTTTTAAAATTATTGATTGATTAGTTTGGGTAAATCTAAAAGGATTTTAATGATACCTGAAGCAATAGTGGCTCCCTTTTCTTCATCATCAAGCATTTCCCTGTCAAAGCCTAAATCCTCTACAGTCAGCCCTCTTTCATACTCCAATTTCTCAATGAATTGTAATTGCTTTTCAGTAGCTTTCATGGTTAATACCTACCTTTCTTTAATTTGTCCTTAAACCCTTCCATCCAAAAGATATAGACAATATACAACTCTAAAATCCTGTCCTTTATAAACTGCATGATTGACTTCCACACCCCTTGCATTGTGGGCATCCTTCTACCAAGACAAATTCCTTGTGACCACAATTTCCACATGTCCAGTTTTCATACTTGCCCTTTTTCTGTGGGGCAGACTGCACTTCAGGTTGCTCTTTTTCCACTTCCTCATTGTTCTCTAGGGACAAAATTTGCTCACTTCTTGAGCCATCCCTATAGATAGTGCCCCCCTTACATCCTGACTTGTAGAGATTTATATAAACTGCTTCACACTGCTCTACAGTGTAATCTGCAGGAGCATTAACTGTTTTGCTGATGGAAGAATCAATATATTTCTGTGCTACTGCCTGAACTGCCACATGTTCTTCAGGGGATAAGTCCATAGCACCCACAAACCATTCAGGCAACTTGTCTAAATGAGGGTTTCTATCCATGAAGGCTTTAGCTACACCTGCATACTGGATTGTACTTCCTATCCTAGACAATCTGTGATACTTCATAGCAAAGTGTGGCTCAATACCTGTACTTACAGAACCATGAATATCTAACATAGAAGGTGTCATACTTCCTGTGGTTCCTGTAGGAGCAAAAGTATTAAGAGTAAGGTTCCTGATACCATACTTTTCAATATCCTCTTTGATTTCTTTAGGGAGCCTTTGAACAAAGCCTGATTGCAGATACTTTTCTTTATCAAAGAATGGGAAGCATCCCTTTTCTTTAGCTAGTTCAATGGACATTTTATAGCTTTCATCCCTTAAGAATTTCATTAGTTGCTCAAAGACTTTAAGACCTTCAGGAGAACCATATTTTACTCTTAAGGCAATAAATAGGTCAGCTACACCCATTCCACCTAGACCTACCCTTCTTTCACCCTTCTGCCAATCTTCCATAGCCTTATCAAAGTAGAAGGTCAAGTCAATGGCATTGTCTAGGAATCTTACACCTGTTCTAATGGTCTTTCTTAATAAGTCCCAGTCAATTTCATAAATATCACCCAGTTCATCTTCCCCTACTTTCTTAATCATCCTACCAAAGTTGACTGCAGAAAGATTGCAAGTAGAGTTGCCCAAAATTGGTTGTTCTCCACATGGGTTAGTAGCCATTACTAGCCCTAAATACCATCCATTGTGATTTCTATTGACTGTATCAATAAAAATGACCCCCGGTTCTGCTGAACTCCAATTGGACTTCATTATCTTGTTCCACATATCTTTAGCCCTGATTTTTTTATAAACAATAACAGGTAATCCTGCCTTTTCCCATTTCTCAATATCTGCATCCCAAAGTTCATCATAAAGAGGGTGTGTAGTGTCAGGGAACTTCAATTCCCATTCTAAATCCTTCTCTACTGCTTCCATGAACTTGTTAGAGATTAGGATTGAACTGTTATTGCCTTCCATGAAGCCTTGCTTATTTTTAGCCCCAATAAAGTCCTCAATGTAGTTAGGGTCATTTTCATCATTGGTATAGAACACATCAGGATGCCAATCATGGATAGTGAGCATTTGTGCCCCTCTCCTATTGCCTTGATTGACAAAATCAGTGAGTTGGCTAAACTGGTTCCCAATATAAACTGCCCCTGCAGATTGTCCTTTTGTCTTGCTTAATGGGGAATATCTTGGTCTGAACACTGAAAGGTTAGTTCCTACTCCCCCACCCCTAGCCATGATTTCAGAAATTCTACCCATATGGTGGAAGATAGCCTGTCTACTATCCCTTCCCTTTTCAGGAGCATATGGGGCAGGTTCAACATTAATGACATAGCAGTTAAAAAGTGTAACCTCTGAATCATCCCCTGCACCTGTCAAAATCCTTCCTGAAGGCACTAAATAGAAGTTCTCTAATGCTTCCTTAAACTCTTTATAAGCCTTCTCTCTAGCTTCAGGTGTTTGCTCTACAGAAGCTAAAGCCTTTGCCACCCTGTCTGCAGTTTCTGCATACCTTACTTCAAGAAGGGCATCTATAAGGTTAATGTCCTGCACAAACTCCTGCCCTACCTGATACTCCACACCATCAGCAGTTTGCAGTTCCATAATTACCTTGTCACCCTGAATATCCTTTACAGTAGCAATTTCCCTGACTGGATACTTACCATCTTTCACTAGGGTTACTACTGTTGCACCCTTCTTGATGAATTTTTTCTTATCCAGTGTTTTCTTTGCATATCTTGTAAGATGAATTTTTCTGTGAAAGCCCTGTAATTCTACTCCCATGTCCAACCTCTCCATTCCTCTGTTTTTTTAAAAATCCTTGGATAACAAATAGTTCAAGTTTGTAGGCAGAAATGCTTGCAAACAAAGGTGTAAACTAGCCCCTATTCTTCAGTTTCTTCATCATCTTCTATCCAACTCTCAAAGTAAATCATCTTTATATCTTTCTCATTTTGTACTTCATCAGGGAGCCTGTAATACTTTTCAATGCTGACATATTCAGCTTCAGGAACCATCTTTAAAAGGGCTTCAGCCACTAGCTTTGCTATGTCATAGCTTTCAAACCCATCAGTTTCATTGATGTATTCATCCTCTATGTCCCATAAAACAACCTTCCAAAACTCAACTAGACTGTCCATATTGACCCCCTTTACCTCTCATTAGCTTCTTCCCTCTTTAAGATGGGGCAGAGTGCAGGTTCCTTCTAGTTTGCATTTAGCACCTGCATATTGGGATAGGTTAGGAGCCACCTTCTTTAAGTGGTTATACATTTTGTTAGCTACCATCCTGACCTCCCACTGGGCATAACAGCACATTCTTTCCTTCAGGAAGTGAATAAGGTTTCTTGCATCAATGGTCATGTAGAGCCTACATTTGGTTCCTGTAGGAATCACATACCTTGCATCTTCCCTAGGGATGCCCATATCTACCAGTTCTGTGTAGGTATCATAAGCCTTCTTTACACTTTCTAAATACTTTTTCTTTGCTTCAGGGTTCTTCTTGATGCTAGGAGGAATCACTGCTTCCATCCTTGCTTTTTGGTATCTATAGGACTGCTTGGTATATTTTCCTGTCCTATGCCTTAAAATCTGTTCCCCACATGGGAGGGATATATCTTCAATCAGGAAGGAGAAAGAACTGTGTTCTGCTACTGACCAGTGCCCCTTCCCAATACTTCTGCTAAACAGACCTGCAATATTTTCTTCATCCTCAAACCTTGTGATAATTTCCTCAATAGACTTCTTACTGTAGGAAAGATTAGTACCTACTGCAATATTCTGTTCCACATGAGAAACAGGATTTTCCCCCATAACCCTCACTACTTGAGGGTTCATCTGTGTGTAAGACATAAGAGTAACCTTTGCCATAGTGGTTTCTTCCTTTCATTTTCATATTTTTCTAACTGTGCCTGAAGGCTTTTTACCTTCTGTTCCAAGACCTCTCTTTCTATTTCCAGTTCCTGAATGTGTATTTCTAATTCTTCTTTTTCATGTTGAAGGAAAGAAACATCTTCCCTCATTTCCTCATTCTCAATTTCCAACTCATTAACCCTTTCATAAAGTGCTTCTTTGGTATTGTGATACCACATCTTGAAGCCCTCCTGTCCTTGAGTAAACTAGAAGTTTACAAAGAGGATTAAAAAAATTAACCCCTTCTACTTTCTAGGTTAGCAAATTTGGTCATATTCTTGATGAAGGCTAACTCTACTGTTCCAGTAGCACCCCTTCTTTGTTTAGAGATTATGATTTCTGCAATCCCCTTCTTTGGAGAATCAGCATCATAATATTCATCCCTGTAAGTAAAGATGATAACATCTGCATCCTGCTCTATTGCCCCACTGTCCCTTAAGTCAGACATGATAGGTCTTTTATCTTCCCTCTGTTCCACACTCCTGTTGAGTTGGGCTAATAAGAGGATAGGTACATCCAGTTCCCTTGCAATCTGTTTAAGTGCCTTGGTCTTTTCAGCAATAGCATCTGCCTTGGAACCTGTCTTGGAATTAGGAGAATCACTGATTAAGCCAAGGTAATCTATGACAACAAGGTCAATAGGCTTTTCAGAATGAGATTTCCTTAACTTGCTCTTAATATCAGCTATAGTTGTGTTAGGGTTATCATCAATCTGCAGTTCCCATTCCTTGATTTCCCCTAGCACTTTCTTAACCTTCTTCCATTCATCTTCAGTCAAGTTCCCTAGCTTTAGCTTTTCAGAAGGTATATTGGCTTCAGCACAAACCATTCTCTCTAATAGCTGTTCTTTACTCATTTCAAGAGAAAAAATATCCACCTTCTTTTGGTTTCTGCAGTTATTTTGGGAGATATTTAAAGCCAAAGCAGTTTTACCCATAGATGGTCTACCTGCAATAATGATAAGGTCTGATTTCTGAAGTCCACCAGTTATTCTATCTAGGGCACTATAGCCTGTGGAAAGACCCACTAGGTTGCTCCCCTTCCTGCTTTGCAGGTTATTATAAAAATCATAAATAAATTCCTTGGTTTTAGTCATTCCCTGACTGGATACAGATGAACTTAAAACCTGAACCAAGATACTCTCTGCCTTGTCTATGGCTTCCTTGGCATCCACTGCATTGTAGCCCATTTCCTGTAGCCTTTTCCCTGCTTCTATCATGGTTCTTAATTGGGCTTTCTCCTTCACAATGCCCATATAATATTCACTGTTGGCAGTGGTAGGTACACTCTCTGCTAGTTGGGCTAGGAAACCAACTCCCCCAACCCCTTCTAGCTTCTTTTGGGCATCCAAGTATTCAGTGACAGTGACAATATCTACTGGCTTACCCTTGCTATGAACTTCCTTCATGGCATCAAAGACAATGCTATGTGAATCTATATAAAAATCCTTACTGTTCAGGGTAAAGACCCCTAATATTAGGCTTTCTTTATCAATCAGCATGGAGCCAAGGGTAGAAACCTCTGCTTCCATACTGTAAGGCATCTTTAGGCAGTCCATTTCCATGAACTCCACACCCTTCCATATTGTTTTGTGTTTGTGTTCTACAGGTCTTTCAACATATCTTTCATCATACTTTGGAATTTCTCTCTACCTTCAGATTGTGGGGCAGGTTTTTCCATTGTGATTTTTCTGCATATGCCCCTCAAATACTCTGCAGGTCTTTTGATACATTTGGCTTGGCTTGGTCTTGATTTAACAGTATTGATGGCTTCCCTTACTGTGTCCTCACCATATGTTTTATATAGTCTACCAATAAAACCAAAAGCAACACTATCCTGCTTGACACCTTCTACCTCAAACCACTCTTTAGTGAGTTGAGTTACTGGATTGGGTTTAGACAACTTCCTTCATCCCTTCTATGCACTGAACTAGCATCTGCAGTAGTTTATCTGTCTCTACAATGATGCTTAATTCATTTCCTGTATCTGAAGTAATAGTAAGCATTGTTAGTCCTTTTACATTTTTGACCTTTAAAGCTCTCTTACCAAACAGACCTTCTAGGAGTAAATCTTGGTTGTTTTTCATGCTATCTAACCTATCCTTTCTCTGATGTGTTAAAGATAGCCCTTCATTTAGAAGGGCAAATCATCATCCTGAATCTCAACTCCAACTAATCTCTCTACTTCATCAGACATTAGGAATTTAATGATTTCAGATGCTTGTACTCTGTTGACTTCAGATAAACCAATATTTATCCCTAGATGGTCTAATACCTGTTCAACTGAAAGCCCTTTGGCTTTAGCATCTTTCTCAATTTTCCCAATCTGTGCTTTTGTAGCTTTAGGAGCAGAACTTGCTTTTGGCTCTGAATTTTGTTCCCCTTGCTTATGTGAGTTCTTGGCTTCCTGATTGACTTCATCCAAGTCCCCTAATTCCTCAAAGACTGTTCCAAAGCCTGTAAGGAACCTTAATGCCCTACCAATGGCTCTTGTTTCTGCCATCCTGATAATATGGGGCACAATCATTTTATTTACATTGTTTGGTGAAGCATCACCATAGCCACTGAATGTTTTGCCATCTTTGGTTCTGACTACTGCATGTATAATGGCTTCATGACCATTTTCTTTACTAGGAGCCTGAACCATAGTGGTTTCAATCCCTGCTAATTCCCATTCAGCATGAGCAATTTCCAGTAATCCTTCAAAGAGGATATACTCTTTACCTTGTAGCTTTACTACCTTGTCAGTATTGTACTTTGCCAATACAATCCACCCTTTCATATTGTTTTGTGTGCCCAAGGTTTATTTAACCTTGTGATTTAATCTTACCACCACTCTTTCACTTTGTCAACATCCAGTTTACAAACACACAAAACTTTTTGTGGGTAGATATAAATAATAATTATTTTCAGAATTTTAATCTCTCTAGATGATTTTATTTAATCTGAACAGATTAAACAATATGAAATTGCTTCCATGTGACTAGGTTAAGAAAACTAAATATGACCAAAATAGATAGTAGGAAGGGGGAAGTGTTTTTTATGGCAGGTGCTTTAATAAGAAAGGCTAGAAAAAAGTTAAGATATACCCTAGATGATGTGGCTAAATATGTTGGGGTTTCAGCCAATTATATCAGTGAACTGGAAAGGGGAATTAAAAATAACCCCACTGATGAAGTGATTGAGAAGATTGCTGAATTTTTACATATAGATGCAACTGAACTATATGCTCTCTTTGGAAAGGTGCCACCAAGCATAATGGAGGAATTTAGTTTTAATCCCTCTATAGCAAAGGGGATAGATGAAATTAACAAGCTAGGTCTTTCAGAAGAAGAAAAGAGAGAACTATATGACAGAATAGGGTATTGGACTAGAAAGATTATGGAAGAATATAAACAAAGGAAGAAAATGTAAATTAGTGGCAGGAAGGAGGGTGAAGTATGAATGAATATTATGAGTTCATAAATCAGATTAAAAACCTTTTTATCTTTACTTCAGGTTATTTAACTGCCACTATCATACAGACAATTATTGTCATGCACTGTAGTGTTAAGTATATAAAAAGGGATGATAAAATGCCCCACAATGTCTATCTCAACATGAGGTGTGGGGATTTAAGGTGGGTTGTGATGAACCCTAAAACTTGGAGGGATATGCTTGAAGGGTTATTTTTATTGATTGTTTATAGGGCAGGGGAAGGATATGTAAAGCCACATGATAAAGTCAGGGTAAAAATAATATTAACAACTTTATTAGTCATTACACTCATTTTAATAATTTCAGGTCTTTGGTACTCCTTTAATATCATTCCACCTACAGAATAAATAAAGGGGCATATTGCCCCCTTTGTGTATGTATTAGGCAGAATTATTCTTGTTCTGCCTTATCCTGCTCTTTCTCTGTTTCTTCATCTATTTCTCCTAGGATTTCCATATAGAGTTCATTAACTTTATTCATAAACCTGTCTCTCTTTTCTTCAGTCAATCTGCTTAAAGCTGATAGTAAAAGTTGAAGTTCTTCAGCTTGGTCTAGTAACTTTCTTGCCTTTAAAGGTGCCCTTCCAAGTATTTTAAACATTTCATCTTCATCCTGATTAAATAATTGAGCCATTTGTTGGACTATAGGGTCTGTAGGAGCCTTTATTCCCCTAATGATTTCAGAAAGATAATTAGCAGACACATTCAATTTTTCACCTAAAGCCCTTAAATTATAGCCTGCTTTAGTTCTTAAATTATCTAAATGCTCACCAAAGGCAATCATATGTTTAGCCTGTCTTAATTTCTCCTCTGCAGTTAATTGATTTGCCTTTTCCCCTAGTCTCATGACACACAACATCCTTTCATAAACTTATTGATTACACTTATTATAATAAACAAGATGTGTCCCTGTGTCAACACTTTGTTTACAGAATCTTTTTCAAATTCCAATAAAGTGTAGTGGGGCAGAATATTGGATGTGGTGGTAGTAAAAACCAAAGTTATGTTAAGAACCCCTGCAAAGCAGGGGAAGTCTTTCAGACTTCTACTAATTCTTTTTTAAAGGCAAAAACATATTACATGTGCCTTCGGCACATCCCTATTGTATCATGGATTTTAGAGTTTGTCAACAAAAAGTTTACTGAATGACAAAGATTGTTACACTTCCCCTGCCCCACTGAACTATCTTTTTAGGGAAAAGGGCATACTACACCCCTTACCCCTCTAGGAAGTTATATAAAGGCACTCTTACATTGACTTGGAATACTGGTTCTTCTTCCTCCTCATAAGAGTAAACCTCTAAAATATGCTCTTTCTCCATAAGGGCATCTACAGTGTTATGGAAGTATCCTTCAAGGTTAAAAGGCTTGTCTACTCTTAAGGCAGATTTAAACTTTCTCATAGTGGCTTTAAAGGCTTCTAGGGCACACTCTAAAACATCAGGGCATAGATAATGCTTCTTCTTAAACTTCTTCACCATAGCCCATAATTTATGTATCAGTTTAGCATCATCAAAGTAGCAGGAAACTAGGTCAACAAACTCTTTTGGGATGTCCTTGCTGACCATTTCCTTACCTAAAATGATTTCTTTAGCCTTTTTAACCACTTTACTGTATATATTATTATTATTTTTATTAATATTAGCTTTTTTATCATTTGTTTCAGGTTGAGAATTTTGGGCTTCAGCCTTACTCTCACAAGGGCTTTGAGGTTCTGCAGGGTACTTCAAAATTCTCTCTGCTGGTACTTCATTTGTGTATCTTTTAAAGACATATACACTATGACCCTGCCCACCCTTTTTATGAATAGTGTGGATAACCTCAATGATACCTAGCTTCTTGGCTTTTCTTAACATTCTCTCAAAAGTGCTTCTTGAGATACCATAGCCATTAAATTTCTCATGGATAGCCTTTAACATAGTTGCAATTTTGGCAAATGCAATCCCAAAGTATTTAGCACTATATTGTGTTAGCTTTTTAAAGGCAATAAGTTCACCTTTAGTAAATTTATCTTTATGGTCTGCCAAGAACCTTCTATTGCTTGCATTAAACTCCTGTAAATTTTCAAACTGGCTCAATTTTCTATACTCTTTAGCTTGCCCAGAAAGCATAAAAATAACTCCTTTCTATATTCTACTGAAAGGAGTTCCCTACCACACAACTTAAAAAAAATGTAAACACACTTGAATAAGCCTATAGAATTGGTTATACTATAGGTAACTTAATATGTTTTGTGGGTCAAGGAACCCCTAAAAATTCCTTGCATGCAAAATAACTCCTTTTTAGGGTGTCCTGTGTGGTAGGGAACCCTAATCCAAAACCTAGTGATTGCCAGTCACTAGGTTTTTTCCTTTAGCCATAATTCTACAATATTTTTGGAATGTTTGTCCATATCTTGCATATATCTAATATCTTGTGCTACAATATTGGTATCCCTTTTATATTGTTTTGTTTTTGTGTTCTTTATCAGGGGGAGTAATCCCCCAAAAATTTTGCCTATAATTATAATAACATCACTGTAGTTTTGTGTCAATTTCATATTAAAAAAGAAGGGGATTATTTCTGCCCCTTCCTGTAGTTCTCTATTCTTCTTTTTAGTTCTTCTTCATATCTCTCAATGATTGTTTTAATTTTATACCTTATTTCTTTTCCCATTCATTCAAAAGTGCTTCTATAGCTTCATTGATAAACATGGTTTTAAACCCTCTTTTACCTTTTGTAAGTTTATCCAATCTTCTAAGCAGGTCTTTTCTGAACAGGAAAGTGGTTCTTTGGTGAGTATCTTCTACAGTCTGTCTTTTTGTTTTTTCTTCATACTTATCAAGTATTGTATTCCTTACATGTTGTAATGTAACAGTTTCAGTATTACTTGTTTGTGCTACATCTTCCTGATTAGTATTACTTGTTTGTGCTACATCTTCCTGATTAGTATTACTTGTTTGTGCTACATGTTTCTGTTCAGTATTACTTAAACCTGTTACATCATCATTTTTAGTGTTATGTCCTACTGATACATTTTCCTTGTGAGAAAACTTATTAAATACATTGGAAAGGTTTTTATTTGCTCTTGCCATAGGATTACACCCTTTCTTTAGTTTCTAATACTTCTTTGATTAACTCATAATAAGCATAAACTATAGGATTTTTAGCATCTGTCCATACTGCAGGTTTACCTTCATAAGCAGTAGAGTTAGCAAATCTGATTGACTTTGGTATAATGGTTTCATACATGGTAATATCTTGTTCTAAACAATACTTTCTAGCTTGTTGAAGCATTTCACTATGCAGATGGGTTCTACTATCTACCATCATGCCCACAACTCCTGCCACTTCTAGTTGTGGGTTTAAATTTTTTCTGAAGTCCTCAATAGCTTCTAAAACCCTGACTAAACCCTTCACTCCAAACATTTCAGGTACAAATGGAATAATGACCTTATCAGCCACTGCTAAAGCATTTCCAGTAGGTAGTCCCATGCTTGGGGGAGTATCAATCAGTATGTAGTCATAGTGGTGTCTGATACTCTCAATGCCCTGTTTTAAAAGTTGGAATGGTAGTGGGTATTTATCCTGATGGGGCAGAACATCAAACTCCAAGAAACTCATATCTTCATTAGCAGGTAATAAGTCTAGGTTTTCATCTACTGAAATGATTACTTCATCTGTCCTTGCCCCACCCATAAGAACATCATAGATGGTGTTCATAATCTCACTGGGGTTCAATCCAAAGGCAATAGAACTGTTTCCCTGACCATCAGTATCAATGATAAGCACCTTCTTGTTATATTCCCTAGAAAGAACTCCTGCAAGGTTGGAAACAAGGCTTGTCTTACCTACACCACCTTTATTCATAGCAATAGCATATGTAACAGTCATATGAACACCCTTTCATATTTAGTAATATTTATTAATATTATATATTATGTAATAATAAAATGTAAACATTTTAATATTAAGTAAAAAAGAACTCTTTTCAGAGTTCTTCAGGCTCAATTTCCATAGTATCTAGCTTGTCTGAACCACAATAATGACACTTCCCTGCCTTCATATCTACACTTTCTCCACATTCCAAACAGTATCTATCTAATGTTGCCTTGGGCTTCCCCATCAATTCATCCAGTGTAGTTCCTAGGATTCCAGCATATCCTTCAAACTTATCTTCTGCCCCATTTCCTCTTTCCATTTGGTAGACATATGGAGTAGAAACCTCAAGCCATTCTGCCACTTCTTGTGCAGTCTTGTTCTTTTTCTTTCTTAACTCTTTTAAAGCCTTGCCCCACTTTTTCTTGTTATCTTTCAGTTCCTGTTGAGCATCCAGTCTATCTGCAGATGTTTCAATCTTAATATCCTGTACTTCAGGGATGTATTGGAACAAATTCTCTACTGTTGTTTCATAGATATGTGCAATAGCAAAAGCAGTTTCTAACTGGATGTTGGTATATCCCTCTACCCCTCTTTCAATTCTGCTGTAATGATTGTCAGAGATACCTAACCCTAACTGTCTTAATCTTAATGCCACATCCTTTTGTGTCCATCTTCTTTCATTTCTCAATCTTGTTAATTCCCATGTATTAGGTCTGATAGCCATTTAAGACACCTTCCTTTTTAAATTGTTATTTGCTCTGCCCCAAACTTGTTTGGATACTATTGGTTCAAAGTTAAGATTGATAAGTTCACCATTGTAGATATATCTGCCACAGTAAAGTTCATTCTTCAGGATTTTATTTACACTGTTATGTGTCCATTCCTCACCTTTACTGTTTCTGTATCCTTCCTGATTGAGCCTGTCAGCAACCTTTCTGATGGATAGACCATCAAAGGCTACCCAGTGGAATATTTTCTTTACCACCTTGGCTTCTTCAGGGATGATTTCTAGTTGGTTTTCTTCAGTCACCTTGTATCCATAAGGTTTTCTGCTAATGTAGTGACCTTCCCTTAATTTAGCCATCTTTGCAGGCTGTACCCTATTCTTGATGTTGTCCCTTTCTTGTTCTGCAAATATCCCTAGGAGTTGAAAGGCTAGTTTTCCCACTGGTGTATCTGTATCCAAATCCAAATCACCAATATAGATGGATGCTCCTAGCTGATTGATTTCATGCTTGGTATTAAGGGCAATCCTTAAATCCCTTGAAAATCTGTCTGCCTTGTAAACATAAACAGTGTCTACTGGGTTTTCCTTTATAAACTCCATCATTCTCTTGAGTTCAGTTCTATCTTCCTTTGCCCCACTCTCACCTTTTTCAATGAAGTGTTCAATAATTTCATAACCTTTGTAGACTGCCCATCTATGAGCCTGATTTACTTGGTCATCTAAAGAAATTCCCTTCACTTGGTCTTGAGTGGATACCCTTGCATAGACAACTGCTCTTTTTAACTCTTGTTCTAGCATTGTTATCCCCCTCTATATTGTTTTGCTACTTTTATAATAATATTATTATAGTCTAATGTCAACAAAAAAATTAAAAAAGAAAGGGCTAGGGATTATTGTTCCCTGCCCTATTGTTTTGCCTTTTCTTCTCTGATAATTTTTTCTACCTGCATTTTAAAATCTACTGCAGTGTAAGGGAGATTGTGCTTCTTCATTTGAGCATCAAATACCTCCATAGCCCTTTGTAGCTTTAAAGCACCATGCTCCTTAAGTTTGTCCCCAAACTCCCTTTCCACATATTCATAGACATCCCTGCTGACCTTTTCTAGCATCATATATTGCTCATTAGTGGTCTTTGCCTTAATGTATGCCTTAACTTTAGCTACTGCCATGCCCATTAAAGACATAACAGTGAGGGTAATGATTTCAACAAGGTTATCTATAATGACCTTAATGATTTCTTCCATTTCTGTCACCTCTACAATGAATAAACTGTAAGTTTACTTTACCCTGATTTTCTGCCCTATCTGTAGTGCAGTGGCTTTGATGTTAGGGTTTAGTGCTTCTAGCTTTGCTACAGTAGTTTTGAATCTTTCAGCTATAGACCAAAGGGTATCCCCTTTTTGAATCACATAGTATTTCTGTGGCTTCAGGTAAACTTTATCACCTATCTGTAGAGCCTTTGCCTTCAAATGAGGGTTTAATTCCTCAAGTTGGGTTACAGAAATATTGTATTTTTGTGAAATGCCCCAAAGTGTATCTCCTTTTTGGATAATATGATAGTCCTTGGATGGGGCAGGTTTAGGCTCCACCTTTTTAGGTGGATTTAGCTTTTCCTGAACCGTTTTCTTAAATCTTTCAAATTCTTTAGGGTTCTTCACCCACCCTGCAGGGCAATTTTTCCCTGTAATGTCAAAATGCCTGTAAAGATTTTTAGCACTCAAGCCAAATAGCTTGCATAGCTGAACTACAATATCCACTGTATTTTGGAATGTTTTTTCAGTGATATTCATGTTAGCATCTACACACATTTCTACCCCAATGGTTGTGAAGTTGGCATTATCACCAAGTTCCTTAGGGTAGCACCTGCCCCCATCATTTGCATGATAGGCTACTTCATCAAAAGGAATAAGCTGAATGGCTTCCTTTTCATCCACTGCAATATGTGCAGAAGCATACCTTTCCTGTCTAATACAAGTCCCATCAAAGTAGTCTCTAATATTTTTAGCAGAAGCCCTAGGAGATGCAGTATAATGAAGAACAATTCCCTTTACTCCCTTTAGCTTCCTAGCAGGTCTAGTGTATTTATTTACCCTGATAAAGTCCTTTTTAATTATCATCTTTTATCCCTCCCTGACCTTCAGGAAAGACATTTTTCTTAATATTTTTGACCTCATGCCACAATCTTGTCTGCCCTTCCTGTAGTTCTTTAAGTTGTTCTTTAATGCCAACAAGGGTAGTGGCTACTTCCCTCAAGGTGTTGGCTTGGTTTTCAATCATTTTGGACTGATTATTAACCAATGTGTGCATCATTCTTAATATGAAAATGGCAAATACAACTGTTAAGGCAGTACCTAGACCATAGTTAAGCAATTCTGTAAGTGGCAAACCTGCCAAAACATCTAACATTTTCATCACCCCCCTATTAAATAGTTCCTGTTTGTATGAGTTAGGGCAAAAAAAAGAAGGGCTATTGCCCTTTGCTGTTGAGTTTTTGCTCAAGTTTTACAACCCTTTCCTCTAGCCTTTCAATGTATTCCATCAAGTTTGTAAGGTTCTTAAACTTTTTCTTCAAGCTGTGCTTCTTAAGTTCTTCTTCCCTTTTTCCTCTAGGGATTGGTTTATTGTTGACTTGTATTTTCTGCACCCTTCTTCACCACCCTATAAACCTTAATTTCTGCCTGCTCTAGACTATTTGAGCCTTTAGGGATAAGAATGGATGCTAACATGTATTTTAATTTATCTACTCCCTCATAACAGGCAACTACCTCTGAACCTACCTCTGTCCTGTCTACATGAACTGCCTGTCCACTATCAGAAGGTAGGTCTAGTAAGTAAACATCATAAATAACATCAAAATCAGGGTCAGGCACTATATCAAAAGAGAAGGCAGGGTATTCATCAGTTTCTATGTGTTTTTCCATCTTATCTGTATCATAATTATATACCCCATACTCCATATAAAACTTTCCTTCTGTAAAGGTTATTTCTGATAAAGAAGGGGTGGAGATTTCCAACCCCTCTATCCAGTAATTATCTGTTTCTGTTGTAATTGTATTTATCATCTTCTACTCCCTCCATTAAATCCTCTTGCCACAAGCCACAACCTGAACCTGAATGGAATGGGTAAATGCCCCACCATCAACATCATGCAGATACACCCTTGCCCCTGTTGATGAAAGATTGTAGATAGAAGCAGTATATCTGTAGGAATTAACATTCACTGCAGTAGCTAGACACCATATTGGAGTTGCACTAAAAGCAACTGGGAAGTTAAAATCTGCAAAGGAGTATTTAGCATTACTGAAATTTACTGTTACTATGATGTTTTGTATCATCATCAAATCATCATGATTAGAACCATCCCTGACAGAAAGCATGTTGTAGCCATTTGGATACTTATATCTTGGCATTTGCAGGTATCTAGTAGTTGCATCAAAAATCCACTTATCCCCTATACTATTGTTGATAGTGACATTCCCACCATCAGGGTTTAAATGAAGGGTTCCTACCCCTCCACTACTGAAGGCTGAAAGTTCATTGGTATCCATTTTTAAACTGTTGCCTGTTGTGGCATTACCAATAACAAACCCTACCCCCTGTGATGTCCCTGAAACATCATCTGTTGTAGGGATAAGGAGGTTGATATGGCTGGCTTCAATGGTTCCTGCTTTAACTTTTCCCCAAGTATTGATGGAAGGGTACTTATCCAACCCCCTTCTCATAATCCAAATATTATCTTCTGAATCATATACATGGGCTTGCTCACTCTCTACCACTTGGACACCATCAATTTCCACCCAGTTTGAGTTGGTTGTTTTAATTTCAATTTCTGCCCAGTATTCCATATAGTTGGAAAGAGCATTTGGAGCCATAACCCCTTCATATACAAACCTTCTAACTGCTCCATCCTGCCATAGTGGGGCAGAAAAGTTTTGAGTGTAGGATTGAACTAAAAACCCTTCTCCATAGAAGGAAACCTTTAATTGTGGGATACCTACATTGGATTGAGAAGTATTGTAGTTAGAAAACTTGGCATGGAAAGAGATAGAATACTTTCTGTTAGGTCTTACTTGAAAGGCTTGTTTAACATAGTTGGCACTATTTACTGCAACTGCCTGATTTCCAAATGGGGCAGTGGAAGCCACATCAGTTTGAAGATTACTGTTTAATCTTGGATTTCCTACTGTTGCCCATTGATACCATAGGTCTGATTGTGCAGGAATAGCAAAATACCCATTAGAATCTACTGAACCTGTCCCCTCAATCATTTCAAAGGAGTGGTCAACAATCAGATTAGTTTTAGGACTTAACCTATACTTATGACCTGCTGAATTGCTATCCTCAAGAGTAAAGCTACCATCCTTAACATTCACACCATTTTTATTAATGGTTGTAACTGCCCCATTAGTTCCCACTGTTATACCATTAGAGTTAATGGTAATTTCAGATGTGTTAGACTGGACAGATACTAGGTCAGCATTAAGTGTCCCTGCCTTAATAACTTGGGCATTTAACCCTGCAGTAGCAATATGAGAAGTCTGAATGGCACCTGCTACAATCTTATCTGCAGTAACAGAGTTGGAAGCTAATTCATTGGCAGTCAGGGTTCCTGAAGCTATCTTATTGGCAGTAATAGTCCTTGAAGCTATTTGGTTAGCAGTGACAGTACCAGTGTAAATATCCCCACCATCAATATAAGTGGTATTAGAATATTTCCACCCATCCACTAAACTCTTTGTGTCACTGTATTGAGTGTCTGCATAGCTTTTTGCATTATTTTCTGCAGTATCAATCATCCCTTTTGTTTCAGAAGGCATTTCCACTACTTTAGGGTTAGCTACCCATACATTTTTAGCTACTCCATTATTATAGAAGTTAAGCCATCTAACCCTAATGTATTTGGTATTAGGGAGCATCCTAGCAGAGTGGGTAATATTCTCACCCAATCCCTTGAATTTAGATAGGTCTGTGCCTGCAGGCATTATATAGGCAGTCCTCTTAATCCAAGTGTTGATAGGGTCATTATCACCACTCCAAAAGTAAGGGTTAGTGTTTTTTGTAGCTAATGTAGTGTCACTGATATTGACCATATCAATACCAATATTTTCTTGTGAAGCATCATAGCCATACAGACCAAAATAATCTGTTCCTCCCAATCCATCAGCCATAAACCAAAATGTAACCTCATAGGCTTTGGATGGGTCTACTTCAATAAAATCAGATATGACCATAGTATTTCCACTGGTATATACCTGCTGAACAGGTACTGTTGCACCAAAAAAGTCCTTATTCACCACTGATAATGGTGAGCCTGTCCATTTGTCTAATGTTCCTGTCTTTGTAGTATTGTTGATAAGGTTGCCATATTTGCTGTCAGCATAGGTTTTAGCATTATTTTCTGCAGTACTAATCTTGCTATCAGTAGTAGCAGTATCATATGCCCCTATATCAATAGCTTGTGTAGGAGTGGCATATACCCAAGTGGAACCATCCCATCTTCTCAATCTGTTAGGGTTTACAGAAGTGTCAAGCCAAAAATCATCCACTTGAGGGTTAGATGGGGCAGTAGATTGTCTTGGTATTCCTTTTTCTCTGCTTTCTGCAATAGCTTGTGCATTGTTTGCAGTAGTTTCTGCCTGTTGTGCAGTGGCTTCAGCATTTTGAGCAGTATTCAGGGCATTGGAAGCATCATTTTGTGCCTGTGTTGCTTTATTCTCTGCATTAGTGGCAGTGGTTTCAGCATTAGCTGCTTTATTCTCAATTGCCCCAATTGTGGAGCCTGTTGTAGTATTAATCAATTCTCCACTAGCTACTTGAATTTGGATAGGGTTGTATTCATCATCTACCACAACCATTGAACCTGCCTGAACTGCAGAACTATGATGGACATTATTCAAGGTATTCTGACCTTTTTCTAGCCTCTTAAAGAAGTCAAATAAATCTTTCTTCCTGTTAGCTAATGTGACCTTAATTTGCTCTGTTTGATTGTAAGTAACAGAGTAAGAAAGAACCCTCATGGCTTCAGAAATATTATTCTTGAAGTCCTCTACCCAAACCTTATCTCCTACATCAAACATAAATAAGCCACTATCAATTTCTGCTTCATAAGAGATAATTTCAGGCTGATTACATTCTTTCCATAATTCATCTGCCCATTTTTCTAGGTCAGCCTGTTTCTTGATGCCTTTATCTGTGTAAACATTGACTTTCCTACCCACTCCCCTTGTGGTCTTTAATTGCTTACTTCCATCCCCTGAACCCAAGACAATGATTTTGTCATATCTTTGGGCATCAGATTTTTTTACACTCAAGGCAACTAGATTTATCCCTCTCTGAAACCTTACAGTAGAAGTGAGGTCATTACCCACTTCTTTTAGGAAGTCCACCTTCTTTGTTTCAGGATATAATTTCCACTCCTTGCCCTGCCTGATGGCTAATGTAGTTAGTAGGTCAATGGTCTTTTCAAAATTCTTTTCAAATTGTGTTACAGGGTCATTAGTTGTGTTCCCTAGAGAATAACCCACATCATTACAAAGGTCAGTAAGGATTGTTCTTTCAGTGGTGTTTTTCCATACCACTCTATTTTCATCAATGTATTCTTCCCAGTCCTCTCCATAGCCTGTTCCCTCAAAGTAAAGGGTATCTTCTCTAATATCCATATCTCTAATGATGCCTAAAAACACATCACTGTAGTTCCTGACAATTCTTAAGGTATCACCAATTTTTGGGGCAGATAATTCACTCTCTGCATCCCTTGGAATAGTAAAATAAAAAGTCCCAAACTTCATTAACTCTCTTTTATAACTCAATTCAATGAATGGAACCATTTGTGAATTGCTATTTATCCAAATCTCATAGTGTGGTCTAACCATACTCCATAACACCCCCACATAAATAGTTCAGTATTGTATATTGTGGGTTAATGTTATGTAATAATATTATGTAATTGTAATATTGTTACATCATATGTAATACTTAATCAAAATAAAAATAAGAAAAACTATTCATTAAACCTGTTAAATTTAAAATTAAATGATACATAATACATAAATGTTTACCTCATTTTGTTCATTTTATAATAATAGTGTTATGTTTCAGTGCCATGTGAAACAAAAAAAACAAGGGCTTTATTCAAGCCCCATAGTTTTCTTTACTCTGTGAACATCAACTTCCATTCTCCACTGCTTCATAGCTAGAAGTTCTACATTGTCATTTACTTTGTCTACTTTATCATCAAATCTTGCCATTTCTACTCTTAAGTCTGCTATTTCCCTTCTAGTTTCTGTTATCTCTCTATTCATTTCTTCCATCTGTTCTTTGATTTCTCTCATTTCTTTTTTAAATTCATCCTGTAATTCCTTAATTGCCTGTAGGATTTCATTTACCATATTCCTATTTCTCCCTTCAATTTTATTATAATAAGTTTTTAAAAACCTTACAATAATATAATAATATTTATGTATTGTAATGTCAACATAAAATTATAAAAAATAAGGTGTTCATTAGAACACCCTAGACCTATGGACAACCTGTGAGCCTGCTTCAATAATATATCCTGCTTGTGACCTTTTGGAAGTAGGGGATGTTGTGCCCTGAAAGTACATTATAGGTTCACTCCAAATTTTTGGAGATGAATTATAGCTATGTCTTGTGGCTATTTCTACCCATCCATTAACCACATTGGTTCTAACTATTCCACTTACATTTATATCAGGATTTACATACCCAACATACCCTCCACCTGCAGATGGTGTGAAATGTAAATAAATCAATGGACTTGCAGTTAATGTTGCTTCCACATTTGTTGAATCAGTAATAGCAGAAGTACTGTTATTGATGGTGTAGTTATCCACTAAAGTTTTATCTACATAGTGATAGGTATAGAACCAGTCCATATAGTCATTAATTACCCTAGTCTTTAACTGGATACTATTTTTACCCCTATTCATATGAATCATCAAGGCAGTAATAGTACCATCAGAAAACTGATATTCCATTTCAATTTCAACAAATTCAGTAGTGAACCTTTTGAGTTGTATTTTCCTTCTAATGGCATTTTCACTGTAGAGGGTTCTTGGGTTCTCCACATTTCCATTTATATAGGAATATGCTCTCCAAGCTACTCTTATTGGGGCTTTATGGAAGTTCTGATACTGTGTTCCATTCCATCTGTAGTACCAAATCTCCCCATTACTATCAATCTCCATCTTGAAGTAACCATTGGTCACACTAAACCCTGCCCCAATCTGTGCATGTGGACTAAAAAGTTGAATATTTCCTTGTTTAGCCACTATCCCTACTCTTTCAGTCCCTAAACATTCCTGATAAGAAATAGTGTTTTGAGAAGGATTTACTCTATAGTCCATTCCACCCCATTCCCCATATAAAGTACCTGTAGGGGAATCAGAATGGAACATAGCACCAACTGGGTAGGAAACATCAACATGTCTCCAAGTATTCCAAGAAGCCCAACCTGATTGAACATTTTTAGCCCTATATTGAGTAAAACCATAAAACTCTGATTTATGACCTAAATCAACAAAGTTAATGTAATAAACTACCCACCCCACCTTTCCACCTTCTCTGTCTATGCCAAAACTCTCCATCAGGACTAAATGATTGTGCAACTCATTGGTATGGGCATTGGTTTCTAAAAGGTAGGGCATAAACCCTATTCCTAACTGTAATTGCTCTAACTGTTGTCTAAATTGATAGGCTTCAGTCTCATTATTAAATGACTTATATAGTTCTACTTTGAATCTAATGGGTTCTGTATGATTAAGGATTGCTTGTGCCTTTGTTCCTGTAACTTTAGAGGAAGAAATATCACCACTTCCACCCCAGTTAATATTAAGGGGTAGACCAATATCAATCCCATGCAATCTCCATGTACTCATAAAAATCCCCCTTTATATAAAGAGAAGTGGGGCAGATTAGCCCCTCATTCTCCTTTCAATTTCTCTAATAATCCTGTCCACTAATACTTCAGGGTTTTTCAAATCATCAGAAGAAGCATTAATAGTGATATTAAACTCATTTTTGGAGGTGTCACTTGTCTCAAATCTTCTAGGATTTAGAGAACCTGCAAGCCCCCTACTATTCATGCCATTGATGGCATAGTTCCCTGCTAATCCACCACTCATGGCACTACTCAATGTTCCACCAATGCTTCTAGCTAGAAGGCTTTTTGCCTTTGTAGCACCTTCTGCAAATGCACTCATGGTTGCATAACCTGAATAAGTGATATTAGAGAAAGCACCTTCTTTTGCATCAGAGAAACCAAAGAATCTCCTTGCTTTTGTTACAACTGAAGAAACTGCAGAAGTCACTTTTCCTACTGCATCCCTGATACCTCTTGCAAAGGCATCCATTAATGACTTGCCACTCTTATAAACAGTGGAGCCAAAAGATTTAATAGCAGATGAAATAGCACTTAAAATCCCCCTTACAGTGCTAGGAAGGATACTTCTGTAGGAGTTTAGGATATTCTTCAGGTTGTTCCATGCTTGTCTCCAATTCCCTGCAATCAGGTTAATCCAAAAGGCTATGGTATTCTTAATGGCAGTCATGAAAATAGCTACTATTTGCTTCAGGGTATTTCCTATCCCCCTAAAGAAAGCAACAATACCATTCCATACTCCCTTCCAAAAGGAAGCAACCAAGCCAAAGTAGGTTTTAATAGTAGTCCACACCATCATGACAAATGAAGTTGCTACTGCATGAATAATAGTCCATACTGACCTGAAAAATGTAACAATACCATTCCAAACAGACCTAAAGAAGTTACCAATGGCAACTAGATATGGTCTGATGGCTTCATAAAATGACCTGAAGGCATTGACAATAACAGTCCACATATCCCTGCCCCATGCAGAAATATCAGCCACTAGGTCATTGAAACCAATAATGGTGGTTTCAACAATATAATTGACTTGAGATAACATTTCACTACCAATCTGTACCCATCTGTCCCAAAAGATGAATCTAATAAACTCCCATAATCCACTAAAGAAGGAAGTAATATTAGACCAAGCATTTTGTAGTGTTTGGACTGCTTCAGATTGAGTTTGCCCAGTATCCATCAGGATGTTTATTAGCCCTTGGTATATAGCATTTCTGATGTTTTGGATGGTAGTGGATACCCATTCTACTGCACTTTCCCAAGCACCAATAAAAAATGCCCTAATGACACTAGGGAGTTCACTAAACCACCTAGTTATGCCTGTAATCAGGTTTTCTGCCCCTGAAACTATGTTGTTCCATGTTTGTTTCATCCAAGACCATACTGCCTGTGTCTTTTCCTGTATGCCACCCCAGTTCTTTGTCCAAGCAAAATATAGGAGTGTTACAAGGGCAACAATAGCAGTGATAGCCAATCCAATAGGGTTCATTAACATAATTCTTCCTAGCCAAAGGACTGCAGTTCCAAGCCCCCTAAAAGCCTTTGCAATCAGACCTATTACTTTACCTACCCCAGTGGAGTTCTTCATATACTTGAAGGTAGTGCCTATCAGCATCCCAAACTCCCTTACAGTTCTAATGGCTAGTACCCATGTTCCTACAGTTAGCAGGATTACACCTGAAAGTAGTGAGAAAGCACCTACACCAAGGATAATGTAGCCAATAGTCTTTTTGGTTTCAGTGGAAAGACCATTAAACCAGTCTACTGCCACCTTTAGCATTTTGACAAAGTCAGTTAAGGCAGGGAGCATCATCATACCAAATCCAATAGCCACATCCTCCACTGCAGATTTTAATAATTTCATCTGTCCATTAAATGTAGCTAACTGGGTTTCTTTCATCTGCTCTAAAACTCCACCACTTTCCTTTAACTGCTTCTGATATTCCCTTAACTTCCCTGACCCCTTATCAATCAAGGCAGACATAGCAGAAGTAGCTTCATCACCAAAAACAGTAAAGAGTTCTGCAGTATCTAAATTAGCCTTCCCAAGCCTATCTAGGATAGTTGCAAAGTCATTATACATAGGGTTAATTTCCTTAAGTGTAAGTCCATTTGCCTGTAGAACTTTTGATGCTTCCTTTGTTGGGTCTACAAGCCTTGATAGTGCTTGTCTTAAGGAAGTACCTGCAGTTTCTGCAGGAATACCTGCATCATAAAGCATAGAAAGGATACCTACAGTGTCCTCCAAGCTATAATTTAGCTGGTTAGCAATAGGGGCAACATATTTTAATGTGTACCTAAACTTCTCCATAGAAGCAGAGGAAATATTAGTGGCTTTAGCAAAGATTTCTGCTACCCTTGAAGATGAATAACCTTGCTTCTCAAAGTTTTTCATTGTAGATACCACAATTTCAGTAGCCATTTCTAGGTCATAGTTAAGGGCAGTGGATAAGTTAATAGTTGACTTAAGCATATCCTCCATTTGGTCTACCCCATAACCAAACTGTGCCAACAACTTCATAGCATTAGCACTTTCTGTAGCAGTAAAGGAAGTAGTTCTTCCAAATTCCCTTGCAATAGCCTCAAGGTCTTTCCAATCCCCTGCAGTTCTCCCCATTACTGATGCAGTATCAGCTAATGCCTGTTCAAAGTCTGCAGTAGTTTTCACTGCATAGCCTAAACCTGCAGTAACTGCCCCACCCAATGCCAAGAAGCCATATGACATGTCTTGAAGTGTCCCTGCATTTTGTTGAAGGGTTTCCATGTCACTCCTAAATCTTTTTAGTTCCCTACTGGCATTGTTTTGGGCTTCAATGATTATATCAATAACACTTTTAGCCAATGTCACCCACCCTTGAAGGATTACCCCCATTAAGAATATTGTTGTGTTACTGTGTCAAATTATAATTAAAAAAGGAAGGCAACTTGGATAAGCTACCTTCCCTTGCCCTTTTTGTTCTGCTTTTTATATTCCTTTTCTTCTAGTTCTCCTATAGTATTCTCAATAATCATAAATTGTGTAACTATCTTGTATTTCTCCTGATACAAGGTAGGGGCAGTGGGAAGAACTTTAAACTTCTTGCATAGCATGTACTCCTGAACAATTGGAGGAACATCATGCACCTTTTGCCCCTTGTATAGCTTTTTAACAACATGCTCTATTCTTTTTTTTCTTCTGCTGGTGTTTCATTGTAGGCATCAATTTCTTGGAGAATCTTTTGGGCAACATCCTCTTTAAGCCTTCTGATATTCTCTATTGTGATAGGAACTAGATTGCCCTGTTTATCCTTTAAAGTCCAAGAAACAAGTGAAGCCTTCATTTTTTCCTCTTGGAGAACAGCTAAATCCATTTCAGGCTGTTTGGTAACAAAGTTGATTTTTAAAGCCTTTTTGTTAATTTGGTTAACCTCACCATAACCCAATTCTTTAATTTCAAATTCTTCTCCCTTGTAAAAGAATTTTTTAGTGCTATCATCAACAAAGAAACTCATGCTTATCTATCTCCTTTACTGTTATTTTTTTATTTGGCATGGACTAGAGGAATTGAACCCCTACCTGTGGAGTTGGAAACCACAATGCTACCCTTACACCAAGTCCACACAAAATTAGGTGAAAGGGTTGTTAGCCCTTCCACCTTTAATAGTTCATGCTTGTAGGATTGTGAAAGACAAAACTGAAAGGTTACAGAAAATTAAAGAGTAGCTTCTGTAGTCTTGTAAGTGGCAGTTACAGATTGCACAACTGCTTCCAACTCTTGAACTAGGTAATCATCAGAACCTAACTCAAGTTCATTGGAATCATATTTGCAGTTATTGCAGGTAATTACTAACTCCCTACCATTCTGCCCCACAAACTTCAATTCAACATCAAACTCTGTTCCATTCTTCCAAAGGTCATATTGTGCAGAATTTGCAAACATAAAACTCATAGAAAGAGCATATTCCCTGTTGCCTTCTTGAATAACTGCAGGTCTGTTTTCTCCATTCACTGCAAATAATGCAGTAAGACCATTAGTGATTTCCAACTCAAATTCTTCTACATGTGCTTGTTGGACACCATTCACTGTAACAGTACCCTCATAGAACATAAAGTAGCTTGATGTGTCTGCTACAGGGGCAGTACCTGTAGTACCATCCTCAACAAATTTAGCTAGGTAGTCAACTTCAGCCACCAATGCTTCTTCCTTTTCAGCAGTGATAGCTAATTTATCAACTTTACAACCTACATAGTCCCTTACAAAGTTAGGGCTACCTAAAACCCCTGCTTGCAAAGTCATAGAAGGCAGGTCATTAGCTTCAGTGAATGTGTGAGTATATGTTCCATCACCATTGTCAGTAGTGGAAACACTACCTAAAGCAAATTCAAGCATTTTTAGGTCTTGCACTAGGTATTCAAAGGAGCCTGATACTGTTCTAGCCCCTACTCTAGCTTGTTGGAAGTTCCTAGAACCCAGTCCATACTGCTTCTGAATGTTGTTTGTTTCTTCAGGAGAAAAAGATTGCACAATACCAATCCATTTAGTAGGAGAACTTGCCTTTACACCAAAAGAACTTTCTTTTCCATAAGTCAAATAACTGTCATGACCATGATAAACACCCATTATTAAGCACCTTCCTTGTAGGTTTTATATTTTCTGTTTAAGAATAAAAAGGAACTAATTTTTTAAAGTCTTTTCCCCTTGTTTTTGAGTTTCTTTAACTCTTTCAAAATCAGGATGCTTTTTTAAAGCCTGATATTCCTGTTCAGTCACCATAGTAGGCTCACCTTTCCTAAAGATTTTACCTGTCTGAAGGAATACCACTTCTAATAGTTCACCTTTGTAGACCATCTTTCTAACCATCTATCACACCCCCAACTTTCTAGTAGTAAGGGTTAATCTAGCAGTTTGGAGAAAGACACCATCCCTATTAGCCACACCAAATTCAGCTTCCTCACCTACACTGGAATGATTAACCTCTCCCCCCAGTTTTTTATCATTAACAAACACCATTTCCACCCTGTTAGTTAAATCTTCAAGGTCTTTCAGGGCTTGTTGGTAGTTTGGTTTATTCACATATACCCAAATACTGAAGGTACATTCAGTGTCAAAGATGCCACCCATACCCCTAATAACCCTTCTTCTATTGGTTAGTTCCACTGATATTGCAGGGAAAACAGGAATTGGTTCAAAATCCCCTTCATATACCCTTTTTACATCAGATAATGATGGGGCAGTCTGCAGTATCTCAACTATTTTAGATACCTGTTGTGAGTACATCATCTAGCCCCCTTTATCTTGTCAGTTTGTTTACATAGTCCTCAAAAATCTTTTGGATTATCCTTTCATCTTCATTTTGGAACATTAGGAAAGGTCTTGGTGGGATACCTTTGCCTATTGGTTTACCAAAGATGAAATGCTTACTAGCAGGTAGTCCTAACTGCTGAATTTCCCCTAGGAGTTTATTGGACCCCCTAGCCTTTACATTGGAGCCAATCACTAGCTTTGTTTTGGACAGTTCATATTTGGAACCTGAACCCTTGGAAGTCACACTGTTCCTTAACTGTCCACTATCCTGTAATATCCTTGCATCTGAACCCCTTAACTTTTGGGTCAAAGCAGAGTGTTTTACCCATTTGGTGGGTCTACCTTCATTCTCAAAGTTCCTTCCAATAGACTTGTGCATATAGATACCTGCATCATCTAATGGCTCTCTAAAATCCTCAAGCCCTCTTTCAATGTTGAGAATTAATTTTTGGGCTTTATCTACCCCTTTGACAGTGACTTTCCATTTCATTTCAATCAGTCCTTGTAAGGTGTTATATCATCAAGGGTAAATATCTTTACTGCATCCTCTGTAGTGGATGCTATGCCTGAAACCTTCTCTGCATCTAAAACCATCTTCCCTAGAGCAATTTGCTCCAAAGCCTTTTCTGCATTTTCCTTTAACTCCTGCCCCAAGTTAGAGTTATTAGGACTGTTAGCATTAAAGATTGTCCTGAACACCAAGTAGGCAGTGTACTCTGCAGAAATATCAGTAATTAATGTTGGTACTGGGGAAAATGGAGTAACATAAATATCACCCAGTTTGGCATCAATGTAGGCATCTGCCTTGCTGATGAACCTTTCCATATCTTCATCAGACATAGTGGAAGCATCAATTAAAGGAATGATTAATCTAACATCTGCAGGTGTGCAATAAGCCATCCATCACACCCCCCTACTTGAAATTTCAATCATCTTTCTTTGCTTTACCTTTAGTTGAAGCCCTCTTTGGCTTAACTTCTTCCTTTTCTTTTTCTTCTGTATTCTCTTTTACTTTTTCAACATCCTTAATATAAGTTTGTAATCTGTTTACTTCATCCTCTGTAAGTAAAACTTGTGTGTTTGTGTGATAAGTTTTACCATTAAGGATTAACCTTACTTTTGTAGTAGCCTTAAACAAGTTCAACAACCCCTTTACATAAATTTATTACATAACATGTAATAGTAATATGTTTACATAATAAGTAATAGGGTAGGGGCAAAGTACACCCCTACCCCTTTAGGCTTTAAGCATGATTGATGATAGCAATATTTTGTGGTCTTTGGATTACAGGGAACAATGTTTTGAATACCTGTAACCTAATAGCCCTCTTACCATTGTCAGCAAACCTTCTTACTGTTAAGTCCTCTCTGACTGCAGTAAATCCAGTTTGGGAACCTGCTTTCATTAAAATTGTTTTACCTGAAAGAATTTGGTTAGTTCCAGTGTCAGCATCATAAACTGCATTGGCAACATAAACATTCATGCCCCTGATAGAGCCAATACCCTTAATGTTAGCACCTGAAATTAGCTGTTTAGGGTCAGCTTGCAACAAGATTTCCTTGAAGTCAGGATGTTTTAGCAACTCTAATTCCCTTGTAGGGTCAATAATCATAGTATCAGGTTGCACAAAGTCATTGTTTTTCATTGTTGCCACTGCATCAAGAATATCTTCTAATGGCTTTGAAGTGCCTTGTGACCAGTCCACTGTAGAACCAAACACTGTACCTGCATTAGCAATAATTTGGCTAATAATCATATATTCTTGCTTCAATACATTCCTTTCTACAAGATGCTCAAGATTGTCAGCCACTAAATCTCTTAAGTGTGCTTCTTGGATTGCTTGTTCAGTAAGCATAGCACCTTCCCTGATTTCTTTCACTAATGCAGTCTTTTCTTCATAACCAATGTTAGTTAAGAGTTCTTCAGCACCCTCTCTGATTTCTTCAGCTAATCCTCTAGTGTTCTTGATAATTTTATAATCAATAGCCCTAGAGTTTACTTTTCTTTCAGGAAGTAAGTTAGTAGCAAATAACATTCCTTGTTCCTTCTCTTTAGCAAAACCTAACATTACTTTTTCTTGAAGTAATGGGTTGTTTAGATAGTTAATCATCTATGTTTCCCCCTTATCCCTCTGTAATTACATCAACTGAAAGTTGACAATTAAGCATAAAAAGCAACATATGCTTTGTTTCCTGCAGTAGCACCTTTGAATACTTTTCCTACTGCTTCACCTGTGCTTTTTGGAGCCACTTTGCCAGTAGCATCAATTTCAACTTCTTGACCTGCAGTAACTGCAGAGCCTGCTACAAGTTCTAAAACTGGCTTGTTGATTAAGATTGTTACTAATCCCATTTCAGGAGCCACAACAACCACACCATCAGCCTTAACTCCTGCACCTGCTTTAGAAACAGTCATATCACCACTAACTACAACAAAGTCACCTTCTACCATTGAGTTGTCAGAAGTTTTAAAAGTCAAAGTTTGAGCAGGAATAGCCTTAATAACTGCCATTATTCTTCACTCCTTTTATTAACCAAAGTATTTTTTAGCTAGTTCTTCAGGAGATAAATCTTCATCTGACTTATCTTCACTAAAGTTGCCTTGTTCTTCTTCAATCTTCACTTCCACTGCATTTTCCATGAACTGCTTAAATAACTCTGCTTGTTCATCAGTGAAAGAAGCTAGTAATTTTTCAGCAATTTCAACTTGTGCAGGAACCATTTTCCCTGCTTCAGCATAAGAATTAACTTCTGCCTTAATTTTTGAAGTCTTGATTTCAGTTTCTAACTCTGCAACCTTCTCATTTGCTTTTTTAGCTTCCTCTTTGTATGCTTCTACTTCTTCTTTATAGAAAGTTTTTAAGCCCTCTACCAATTTAGTAGAAACTTCAGAGAAGTCAGCCCTGCCATCTTTCAAAGAAGCCAATTTAGCATCAAGTAACTGCTCAAGTTGTTTAATATCCATTCCAGTGTCACTCTCCTTCAGTTCTTCTATGTCCTCTGAATTAAGGACAATGCCTTTTATATTCTTAAGGTGTGGGATACTAACCACACTTAAGGCTCTAAAAACCATTCCATAGACCTTTCCATTACTTTCTTCCCTGTAGTTCTTATAGATTTCAGCAGAAACCTTTTTCCATGTGCCCCTCTGAATCTTTTCATAGGCTTCTTTCTCTGTGATAAGAGCATCAGCATAAAGGGCATCATCCTTTACATAAAGGTCTACAATCCACCCAATGGTATCCCTAGCACTCTCTGAATGGTCTACTTTCATTGGTGGCTCAAGTAAGCCTTCTTCCTTGAGTTTCTTAAAGTTTTCTTCCATCATCTTCAGGTGTTCTACAGTGTAGGTTTCCCCTCTCCAAACACCTGCCTTAAATGCTTCAATACCTCTAATCAGGTATCCATTCTCACCTTCTTGAAACTCAATAACAGGAAGGTTAGCAACATATACTTCCAAAAGGTTCACCCCCTTCCCAAAAATAAGGAAAGAGAAGTAGGTAAAACCCACTTCCCTAATGCTTTAGCTTATTTACAGGTGTCCATTGTGGATTATCAAAGCCATCCTGTGGCTTTTCTACTTTACTAAAATCATCTTCTGTCCAATCCTCATATCTTGTGATTGGAAGAAGGATGCTTCTGCAGTTAAAGTGGTTAGGTGGCAAATACACACTAATCAGTGGACTATCTATAGCCATTATCTTGCCATGTAGTCCTCTACATAATGGAGTAGTCCTTTTATCAAGGATAGCAGAGTATTGCAAGGCTTCTACAAACCCTCTCCTAGACTTGTATTGCTCTAGCCTTCCACTGTTATAGGCTTTTGTGCTTTCAGTCCTTGCTATTGTGTGGAGCCTGTTTGTAGTAAACCCATCATAACTAGCATCATTCTGCAACTTCTTCACAATATCCTGAATGTGCAAGCCTTCTTCAATAGATGTTTTTACAGTGCCCTGAATGTTGTCTAAAATTGCCTGTTCAAACACCCCTGCAAGGTAAATTGCATAGGCAGAATACCAATTTAATGATTGTTCAGGTACAACCTCTACTGAAGGTAAGGTTTCAATACTAGGTGGTTCTTCAGGATGTTCTGAAAATGCCCTTTGCTTCTTCTTGAAATAGGCATCAATCATCTGCAGTTCTTTTTCTGACTGCTTGAAACCCTCTAGGAAGGTCTTTACAAAGAAATACTCCATTGTAGCAATCAAGTATTTATCCTTCCCTTTAGAATAGTTCACTTTAGTAGGGGTTTTTACCTCATTTACCATCATTTGTAAAAAATCTTTTGACTTCACATATTCCTTTACCCTAGTGATAAAATCATCCTCAAGCCCATTCAGAATATCTAGGGTCTTTTTTACATCAATAAAACTCTCTCTAAAAGCTAGGGTAACTTCTTCTGAATGGGTATCTACTTTCCCTCTGTCTTGTCTAAATTGCCCCTACCTTTAGAGTTAAGTGGATGTGAGCCTGAATCTTTAGTGCCCTTGGAAGTTGGATTTCCTCTTGCCCCTTCTTCATCATCAGATGGGGCAGGGTTCTTGGAGTTTTCAACATCATGCTCCAATCTCTGCAACTTCAATTCAGCTTCTTTCTTAACCCTATCCTTGTGTTCCTTGTCCATGACAGGGAAGCCTAATTCATCCCTAATCCAATCTTCTGTAGGCTCAAGAATTTGGGCATTAACAAGTTTAAAGAATATGTCTGATAGTTTGTCCCTATCCTTATCTTGTAATGGAGCAAATTTCATTTCAGGATAAACCTCTTGCTTGCCAAAGTTAATATCAATGAGTTTTTTGATAATCTTCTCATTGATTACTTTCTCTAACTGTCTTTGGATGCTTTGAAGTCTGAATAAGTACATATCAAAATGTGACTGCCCCAAAGCATATGAGCCTGTTCCTGAACCCTCATTACCAAACAACAAGGAAGGAATCATTAGCCCCCTCAAAATCATCATGTTATGATGGTTAATGTATGCCACAAAATCCATACTTTTTGTTGTGTCCAGTACCTTAATATCTTCAGTTCCTGAAATAGCTACCCCTGTTCTGCCTAAAATATTGTCCAAAACAGCCCTCATTTTACTAACCTCATTCTTGTTAGTAACCTTGCCTACCAAAAGTGGGCTACCATTTCTCTCATAAGCCATGTTTGCAAACTTATAAATGTAGTTCTTAATGTACCAGTGGTTATGAACTGCATGTAGGGCAGAGCTTCCATATGGGTTCCCAAACTCTGCATCAAAAGAGTAAATAATAACCTTATCCTTTGGTATTCTGATGGTCTTGGAGCCAATCTCTTGAATAACCTCAACTACATCCCCATAGTCATTCTGCCTAAATTTGATGGAAACTGGATTTAAGACTTTAGCCTTTTTTAAGCCAATTTTGCCTTTCCATTTCCCCTCTTTATACCTGATGAAAACTGGTTCAGTAACAGAAAAACCTGCCCAAATAGCAGAAAGCATTTGGTCTAGTGTTTCATCAAAAGAGTGTTCCATATTTTTGAAAGCATAGTTTAAAAACTCAATCTGCTTATCATATTCATCCATCTTTTCTACATCCAAATCCTGCAGTGGTCTTTTAAAAACATATCCCTTTGCTAAAATTGGAAGCCTTAAAGCCAAAAGACCTGCCCTGCACTGTGCATCTGTCTTTCTCATTTTGTTATATGTTTCAATGCCTACAGGGTCAGGGTTGTCATCAATACCATGATTGTATCTTGAAACATAACTATCCCTGTAAAGAGATAATTCTTCCAACAAATCCTCTACAGATAGTTCTGCAGGTTGTGTCTTGTCAATCCTGCCCTCCCTAAATCTATCAAAGAACCCCATAATTTCACCTTCCTTTATCTATGTGCAACCTTAAAGATTACATCAGCTATAAAAAATAGTTCAATAAAGTAGGTGTACCAATTAGGTACACCATTAATCAACTTTAAAACTTTTTGATTACAACAAGGTATTAAAATAACCTACTTTCAATATCCAGTAGATAATCTAAATCAAATTCTCTCCTATCTCCAAGTTCATAATCCAACTGCCTTGTACCATATTCTAGTGCTATCCTTGCATAATTCAATGAGTGCAAAGCATCATCATTAGCACCTGAAGGCTTTATGAGACTGATATATCCTGTTTTCCCACTTGTTGGAGTTACAGGTTTAGCTTCTACACAAGTGTAGTGTTTGAAAACCACATCATCAAGTAGGGCAGGATAGGCATAAGGGATTTCAATTTTTCTTTCTTTGAACAGGTCAATGGTTTCAAATAGCTGATAGTTCCTGTCTATCACTAATTGAGTACCATCATCATTTTCCCTAATTAGTTCAGGTTCCCTTGAGCCAACTACATAAAATGCAGATTTCACCATATTGCCCCAGTAATCCTGAAGCATCTGAATTTGCATAGCACCAAACCCACTATCAGCCACTACCCCTTTTACATTGAACCTTTCAATTAGCTTATGAATCATTTCAACTTGGGTAGGAATATGCATTTCTTGGAACCTGTCAACATAGACCAATTCAATCTTATCTGTAATTGGGTTCTGTGATAGGATTGTAACTACTGTGTAAGCAGAAGTTCCCCCTCCCCAGTCAATTCCCAAAAAGCACTCTCTACCTGCAGGAGCCTTGCTCCAAAAGGCTTTAGAAGGGTCTAAACAAGGCTTAATCATTTCAATGGTTAGTGGCTTGAGAAGTCCTGAATAGAACTCTCCTAGAACCTCATTGGCAAATTTCATTTCATCATAGGTTCTTCTTTTATACTCAATTTCTTCCTCTGTAATCCAAGGCATCATTGTTTGGCTTAATAAATACCCTCTAAACAGACATTTTTCAGGGTCTTGTGTAGGTATCCATTTTTGTTGCTTTCTATCCCAAACCCTCTTGTCAGATAACTCCCAAAACCTCTCATAAAGTGTTCCAGTTTGCTTTGGTGTTCCTGCCATCAGCACCTTGCCCCTTAACCTTGTATCCTTCCCATTAATTTTAACAGTGGTAACAACCTCACTGTGGGAAAGAGTTTCTACTAGGGTACTGTAAGAGCCTTCTTCAATATCCTGCATTTCATCAAAGAGGATAAAATCACCTGAAATACCCCTCAAGCTATCTCCATCATTCCAAGCAGAACCTATATAGAGTTGATGATGGTTTTTAAACTTGTAATGGGTAACAGTCTGTTTATCAATGGATTGCATTAAGATACCACCTTTAGACTGTTTCAGGGCATTTAAGAACCTGTCAGAAGAAAACCTTGTGGCTTGCTCATACCTTGGGGCAACATAAGTAGATGTTCTATAGGGTTGTGTGAAGGCATTGTGTATAATTTTCCTTGTGATGGTTTCAGATTTCTCTACCTGCCTTCCTGCAACAAGGATAATCCTTGGGTGGTCATCCCTGTAAATCTCATAAAGATGCCTTCTATCTTGTGTAGGGTCATTTGGGTCATAGAACTTAAAGTCATGCCCCTTTACTGTTCCAAATGTTTCTGTAAAGAAAACAGGGTCTTTTAGCTTTTCAATTACTTCAGGGGATAATTTCATTCTTCATTACCCCCAAGTAAACCTGAAAGAAGTGAAGCTAAATCAGCCATCTTCTGTTCTTCTTTCTTCAAAGTCATATTAAATTTCCTATCCAGTCCAAGCATACTAATGTACTTAATGAACTTGGAATCATTATCAATCAGGATGCCCCTTTCATCCACCATACCATTTTCTGCTTCAAATAGTTCCTTTCTTGCTTGCCTAATGTAGTTTCTTAATGCTCTATCTAAAAGCAATTGGTTCACTTCATCTAATTGGTATTTTTCAGTCCATGACTTCATAGTCTTTTCATACCAGTCATGTTCTTCAGGGGTTAAGAGTTTATTGGAGTAAATGCCATGCTTTAAGGCATAAGTATTTCCTTTCATAGCATCTTTTTGCTCTTGTGTCCTTGGTGGAGTTGCCCCACCATGATACTTACATTTTGTTTTGCCATCCATAGCCCAGTTTTTGCACTGGAAGCCTGTTTGTTTTGACTTGGCAGTACATCTTTGCCTACCTGTCTTGGCAAATTCTATTTTAATCTCTAGTTGTTCTGTGGCTTTTTTGGTTTCTTTGTCCATTTTCTACACCCCCCACTTAAATAGTTCAGTTAAGTAGGAGTTTTCTTCAGGATGGGGCAGGTTGTCAGTGTTTTTTAGGGAAAAGAGAAGAATTTTTAGTGGAATATAGCATACATATAATAAGGGAAGGTAATACACATCATTTTACCCCTTCCCTTGCTAACAATATTTCTTAAATTTTTTTTATTTTTTCTGTAAAAATCCCCTACTTGATTGAACTATTTAAAATGAATTTGTTAGGGGTCAATATTATTATATATAAGACAATATATAGAAACTCTTTAGAGTTTCCCTTCCTGAAAGGAAGGGCTAAAATAATCTTTTAATACATAAAAACAGAAAAGGTGGGGCAGATTTTCCTGTTCCCACCTTAATTTCTTTTATTTTTCCTTCAGATGAATAGATGCCCCACTTCTTGCCTGTATCACTTTAAACACAAAGTCAACTTCCTTATCAGTTAGTCCCCTAAATTCAGGAGTATCATTTCCAATAAAGAATATGGTTCCATGTATTCCAAGGCAGTTTAGGGGCAGGTTCTGTAACATCCCTTCTTCATTACACACTATTAGGATTTCCCCATCAGGAGTTGCAGGAACCACTTCAATGTATCCCCCAACTATCTTCTGCATTTCCTCCAGTTCTCCCTTGATTTCCTTGGAGTACACATAATCTGCCCCATCCCCATAAGGCTTTACCACTACAACTTGCATCAATTTAGACCATCCTTTCATATTGCTTTGTTTTTGTGTCCCTCTCATTGGGACAATTTCATAATAGCATCATTACATACCAATGTCAACATAATATTAAAATTGAATTTAAAAAATTTCTGACCTGCCCCACTTCTGAAATAAGGGCATGGGGTTCCAGTCCAAGGGTAGCCCCCTTGTATCTGATACAAAAAATAAAATTACTAGAACCTGAAATGAAATGGAAGGTTGCATCCTGCAGGGAAAGGGTACACCCTTTCTTGTGAACTTAAGTGAACAAACAGAAAGGGGAATCATCTTTATGTTTTGTAATGCTTTAGTTGGTTAAAGTGTATAGGTTTTTGGATAAAATTAGTAGATAGAGTTGACTGCCCAACCCAGTTTGTACCCCCTCCAATTTTTGGAAGGCATACCCCCTATAATCCCCCACAATCTACCATATATGACATTATTTGTCAGTTTATACATTCAATGAATTGTAATTTTATTCCAAGTTATTTTCCTTTATTGTTTCCTATCTTTTAAGAATAGAAACATTATTTTCTTTCCAGTGCTAGAAACTACTACATTTCCTAGCTTTTACAAATATTTTACAATTGGAGATAATGGACATATGGAAGAAACTTACATGAGGATATTTTGCCTAGTTGTGGAAGCTCTTTCCAGTAGAGCATGTTGGAGTATCCCAACCACCATTTTCCAGTCAATTTATCCCAAAATACTCCCACATATTCCCTTGTATATTTTCCTATATTTTTATACATTTTGTTCCAATTTATTTCCATTTTTTTAACAAAAAATGTCATAAATTATTTCTATTTTCTTCCAGAAAGGTCACAGGTGACTGGTGTTATTTTCCTGTATTTTTCTTCCAGTAGATGGGGCAGTTTTCCAGTCATGAATAACAAAAAAAGGAAGCTAATCAGCTTCCAATTCATACCATATATATAACTTTTCTTTAACCTGCTTCAATGTTAAATATTTCCTCTTTTTAGATGTTCTTGGGATTTTATTACATTCTCTAATGTAACTAACCTTTACAGTTTTTAACACTTCCAATATCTCTGCCTTTTCCTCACTGGTGGAAAAAGATGTATATTCCAGTAAATCCTTTTCCTTATTTATCCATGCTATGAACTTCATTTTTTCCAGTACCTTTCCCCTTATTGGTAGTACATTTCCAAGACTTCCTTTTTAAACCACCAAATGCATCTTCCCCTGTTACTTCATTGGTAACATGTACTTCATAACATCCCTTGAAACTTCCATTTTCTACATATCCCACTACTTTGCCCACATAGTCATTGTGTCTATAAGGTTTCCCAATTAATACCATATCTATTATCCCCTTTACATTGTTTTGTTTATTATACCAGTATAGCTATTCTTTCTAGTCCCTTCTATATTGCTTTGAAGCAAGGGGGAAAATCCCCCCTATAGTTATAATAACATTTCTATGTTCCAATGTCAATTACCTTGCATAAACCTTTTTATCTTCCAATAATGCCCAGTGATAACCTTGTCCATTAGCATCCTTCATTGTCCCAAATATTGTAAATTTGTTCTGTTTGTATGGGCTGTAGTAAAGAATGTCATATTGTCTTTTTACATCCCTATCCAGTTCCATAACTCCCAAAAATTCCCCTATTACATAGGCATGGACATTTTTTCTATTTTCTTTCAATACTCTTTGCCTGCCTGCTTCACTAACTTGGAATACTGGATTTTTTAGCATGATGTTGTTTCCATGTCCCAAGACTTTCCCAGTCTTTGCATCCTTTACAGAAAATACATGCTTGTGTAGGTTGTAGTAAACTTTTACCATCATGCCCTTTTCTACTTGCCTGCCTTTGTAAGATTGTAACATTTCCATCATTCCCCTTTTTCTTGTTTTGTTTTGTGTTCCCTTTTTTTGTTATCCTGCCATGGTTTCAAGGGGGAAACCACTGGATAGAGGATTTAAGAGGTTTTAAGAGGATTTAAGAGGTTTTTAAGTGGTCTTTCTATTATTATAATATCAAACATGTTTTATAATGTCAATCATTAATTATAAAAAATGTTTCATATTATAATAACTTTTTTAGATACATGGGAGGGGATTGACCCCCTCCCTTTTTCCTATTACTGTAAAACTTCCATATAGATACCATTTCCAAGATAGGCAAATGTCCCATTAATTTCCATATCTCTGCCCACTGCATCCCAGTCAATGTAATTAATTAGGTTACTTGGTATATTTTCCATTTGCCCAGTTTCCTCATACCAAGCATAGGCAACATCTGCCATGTTATAGCAGTCATGAAAGAATGTTACTGCCCCATCTTTTACCAATTGGACTGCATCTTCATAGTCTGATACAAATCCAAGTTCTAACAATTCCCCCACTGCCTTAATCTCATATTCTGCCATCCCTTCCAACATTTCTGCTACTTCATTAAGTTTGTCAATGGAAGTATATTCCTCAATTTTAAATGGTGCTTCATAGTCATGAATGGCATATTCTTCATATTGGGCATTTAATCCAATTTTTTCTGCAATTTCTTCCAGTGATGCTGGAAGTGTAAACCATTCCCCTTGTAAAATCCCTTCATTGTATTTTCCCAAGTTAGCTACATAAATGTTAATCATTGTAAAATTCCCCTTTCATATTGTTTGTTGTTTTGTGTTCCTTACACTTATTATATTACCATGGATATGTTTTAATGTCAATCATTTTTTATAATAATTCACATCTTCCAAAATCATACAATTTATATCTGTAGCCATCCAGTTTAAAATATGGACTGCCTTTTTTAGACACTGGAAAATATATCTTTCTTTTAAACCATATCATCACATCCCCAAACTGGTGGAAACCTAATACATAATCATCACAAGCATGTAATATGATGATATGGCTATAAATTGATAAGTTATAAATGTAACCTGCCTTAATTTCCCCATTATCATACTTTTTCATAACTTCCTTTTTTGTCACCATATCCTTTCCCCTTTCATATTGTTTTGTTATTAGCTTACTTTAATAATAACATGGCTACATTATAATGTCAAACATTTATTATAATGTAGTTTTTACCAATTCCCCCAATAGAGGATATTAAGGGAATTAATGAGGATTAAAGAGGATTAAAGAGGATTTTAGAAGATTTTCAATGGCTAATATTATAGTAGCATGGCATCATTGTAATGTCAATCATCTTTTATAAAAATGTTTCAACTTTTTTCTTCCTTATTATATATAAGAAGGAACTGGACAAATAAAAAAAATGCAATTGTTTTTTGATTTTCTGCTTGACTTTTCTTTATAATTATAGTAAGGAAACCAATTGTCCTTTTTGTAAATTATTGTAAAATAGTAATTGTCTATTTCTACCATGTAAGGAAATTCCTTTACAGAAAATGTAATGGTAGAAAATGGCATACATTTTACATAAATTCCCTTTTTAAATTATGGTTGACATATTACATGTTTTGTGGTATAATCCCCAGTCTCCCTATCTGCCAAGTTTACAAATGTTCCCAAAATTGGGAATGGGCTTGGTCAGGGGAAAGGCAGGGGGGAAGTTGTTCTGAAAATTTTTTTTGAAAATCCATCCACAATTTCATTTTATATATGGTAGGTCAGCCACATTTTTGCCCTACTTTTTTCTATTTCTTTTTTCTCTCACTTTTTAGCCACTTTTTATGAGAAATTCTTCAGCATTTTTCCCACATTTTTCTGTAGATTTTCTCCCATTTTTCCTGCATTTTTTACTGGAATTTCCCTAGATTTTTCTAGCATTTTAAAAGTTATTTTCCTTCAGTTTTTTCCTAGATTTTTATTAGAAATTCTGTCAGGCTTTCTCCTAGTTTTTCTACCTAAAATTCCCCTACATTTTAGTTAATTTTTCAGGGATTTTTCTGTAGTTTTTTCTAGGAATTTTCCCTAAAATTTTGGGAGATTTTCAGCAGAATTTTGGGGGAATTTCTCTGAATTTTCCCCTGAAATTTTCTAGGATTTTTCCTGAAATTTTTCTTAAAAAAATGGGGCAGAAAGTTAGTGTCATCTTTGATTTTTTGTCAGCTTCAGCAGAAGGGTGGGCTTTAGGGTAGGCTCTAGGGTGGCACTTTGGGTAGGCAGTTCTGACTGAACTATGGGATATACTTTACTTGAACTGTTTGCTTCCCTGTTCCAGTCATAAATTCTGCTTCTATCTCAAAAGGCTTGCCTTCTTCCACCATCTTCTTTATCTTCTGTTTAGTTTCTATGTCTGTCATGTTCCAAATGGAGTGCTTAAACCATCTATTCCTATCTGCTCCCCTTAACCTGCCCCATCCTGAAATGATTAGTTCCATACTATCATCCTTACACTTCTATTGTTCTACCCAAACTGTACCATTATTGCAGTCTAGTGTCAACAAACCATTATAATTTCATTGAAATGAAAACCTTGTAAGTAATATTGTTTATCAATCATTTGAAATTTCATTGTTATGTAATAGTATTAAGTAAACATAATATGTAACAATAAAACAAAATAAGGAGCCTTAAGCCCCTTAATTAATAGGTTTACCTTTTCTTTTGTAGTCTGTTCTCAACTTATACATAAAACCAATAAGTGTTTTGTCATCATATAATTCAAAGTCCCCCACCATCTTTCCTTCACCCTTCTTGAAGGGAAGAAAAACATGTGTGCTAAAGTCTCTACCGTTCCCTCTTTTCTCCTTGTGCTTCAGGTTCTGCCTACTCCAAGGAGTATCTACAAACAGATGAACATAATGCTCTCTCATATTGTCTAAATCCTGAATAGTTACATCAATCCCCTTTTGCCAATCATCATCATGGTCATACAAGACTTTAAATCCATGTGGCTCATAAAGTTCTTTCATCCTGATAATGGCATGTTCTTCTCTTACCAGTGACTTATAAGCCCTCTTTGCTCTTGCTTCCAAGCCTAATCTATACCTATCATAATCAGTCATTAGCCTTTCCATTGGGAATAGTGGGATAGTTTTTTGAAGGAACTTTTCTACAAATTCTTTTTCAGTGGGTACTAAATGAGGGTATCTCTCTCTTAATTCACTGTAAGCAGAAATACCTTTATAAACCCCTTTGCCATATTCTACTGGATTGAAAGAGTAGTTTAGATAGAATGTTGGAATGAGTTTAAGCTGATTTTCAAAGTCCTTTGAAGATAACATATAAATCCACCCTTTACATTGTTTTGTCCTTGTGTCAACTTGATGATTACTTGAGCCTAAACAAAAAGGGTTCACTACCCTGAACCATTGGTTAGGATAGCAAACCCCTTTTGCTTCTCTACATAGTTCCATCTGCCCCACCTGTGTACTATGCAGAACAAAAGATGATGAAGAACACCTTTTCTTATCACCCTTCACTATTAATAGTTCAGGTTAGTAGGGGTTTTTAGGCAGTTTCATAAAATTTTTTTAAAACTTTTTTCATTTTTTCCAATGCAGTGTTCCTGATTTCCCTGACTGTTGTGAAGTGTAAACCCAACTCATAGCCTGCTTCTCTTAAGGTATAATCCCTGTTAATGACCAGTTCCAAGACATTTCTTTGCTTATCAGATAGGCTATTCCAAGCCACTCTTAAAGCTAGGTCTTTGTTGGTTAGGGTGTTTTCATCAAATAGGTCTGTTTCAATCCCTAATACATAAATACCCTCATGCTTAAGAGCATTGAATGGGGCAGTACAATCAGTCCCTTCTGCAAAGAGTACATCAAAACTCTCTGTACTTTGGAGCATATCATCAAACTTTTGCCCATTCCTTAAGTAGTTAAAAATCCCATACCCCAGTTTCTTCTCAATATAGTGGGAAAAATATACTTCACTGGATGGGTCATAATCACAAAGGGCTTCATAAAATTGTGTCCTGCCCTCCTGTAGCATATCCTCAAAGCCTTCTTTATCCACTGTGTTAGCCCACATGTCATTATGGATATTGAACTTCCTTAAGCCCCTTCTAGGATTGATAAGGATTTCTTTTATCATTGGCTCATATATACTGTAAAGGTCTTGAGCAATCTTCCAAGCCTGTTCCTTTTCTTCTTCATTGTGGGAGTGATAGTGTTCAATGAATAGTTCTACTAATTCCTGCTTCTTCTCTTTTGGGAGTGCTTGCAATTCTTCAATAGTGCTATACATACCAATCCTTCCTTTGCCATTTGGCAGTTGTTGTCCTTGTGTCAACTTGATGTTGACAAAGGGGCTAAAAATTAAAGCCCCTTCCTTTTAAGTTCCTCCAAAGAATTTTTTAGCTTAATAATTTCTACAGTCATTCTGTCTGCTTCATCAGCATATTCTTCAGACTGTTTTAATAAATCATCCCTGATATTCTGATATTCCTTGATTGTTTTCTCCATTAATTGAATCATTTCTTTAGTGTTCATTGATGATTTCCACCTTACCTTTTGTAATGTTGTATTTTAACCATCCCTGCCTATCAATCCAAACCCATAACTGTACCTTGAGCCACTTGGGATGCTTCTTTAACCCCTTTACCCAATCTTGAATGGACTGGATTTCATCAGCATACATGGATGGAGTGACCTTCTTTTTCTTGGTTCTTTTGACTTGGATTAAATAAACTCCATCATAACTAATCCCTGTAACATCAAACATTCCTTTAGATGCAGGACTTCTGATGCCCCATACCTGACCTTGAAACTCCTTCATGACCTTGTATTCTGCCTGATAGCCCCTTTGGTAATTCTTATTTCCCATCTATCTGCCCCACTGATTTATAATTCTTCTTTGGGGATGTAAACATGACCATCTTCAGCAGGCTCCCCATCAGGGTAAAGGTCATTAAACACATCTGACTGGATAGACTTTTCCCTTCTTAAAGCTATCAAGGTGAGGATGGCATAGCCTGCTAAATCCTTGACTGTATCCTCAATACTTTCCTCTTTCACATGGATGGTTTTTTGTTTAAGAACTAAATTATCTAGCCTTTCCATCTTATCTCCCATCCTGATAAGGACAGAAGTCATTCCATATTTTTTAAATTGCTTTTGAAAGCTATCTCCATAATCCCTGTTCTTTCTTATCAAGGTATCTTCAATGTCTGAAAGGACTGCAATAAGGTGTTCTTGGAATACTATCTTATCAATCATGGCTGAATACCCCCTGAATCATCTTTAGGATGGCATAGGTAAGTACCCACAACCCTATTGCAACTAGGTAAGGCACATGAAAGCCCATCCACTGCAAGACCAACATAAGAAGGTAAGGGAACACAACCCAGTGTATGAAAAGAGATAGAATTATCAGGGAAGATGCAACAAATGCTACAAATTTATTCATATTGTTCACTCCTTTATGTCCTCATGACCATGTGTGTTATATCTGAAAGGTCTTTTCCAGTTCTTATCCATCTTCTTCTGAATGGCTTCCTCTAGGCTAAAGTCAAACATGATAGCAAAGTTAATGGTTCTGATGATAATGTCTACTACTTCTTCCTGAATTTCTTCTTGGGCATCCAGTCCTTTTTTCTTCACCACATCCACCAGTTCACTGATTTCTGTATGTGCTAGGGATGCCTTTTCATAGAAAGTGGCTAAATCCTTCTCATACTTGAAGCCTTTGGAATCTAGCAGGTTTTTAACCTCTCTCTGTAATGTCTGAATCTGCATTACCCCTGCCCCCTTACTTTGTAAATTCCTTCAACTTCTTAAGCAAAGTCTTGTTGATGTTTAAATCATCCATAGCAATTGACATTTCTTCTTCCAGTAGCTTGATTTGCTCTGTCTTTGATTGAATATCCTTTTCAATGAGTTCATTGGCTTTTTCAATTTGTCTAATTGACTTATGAAACATATTAAGTGCTTTGTTTACCATTTCTGATGCCTTAACAGTTCTTCTCATACAGTAAACCTCCTAGTATTACATAATATGTTTAAGTAATATTGTTACTTTTTACTTTTAAAGCATAGTGTTCTGTACTCACAAAACATACACTTTTCATCCTTTTTGCTTTTGCCTTCTCTTTCAGGTGGCTGTTCCATTTTCCTGACCTCTTGTAAGTATTCAGCTTGGGGCAGGATAACAGTTTGCAGTAAATCTTCATCATATTTGACCATAATTTCCTCAAATGGAGAAGTAGCCTTATAGTATCTCTTGCTTTGGGCTTGCATGATTTCATCAGGCAGTGGGTTTTTATTTAAGAACAAGACATAAGCAGTATCTAAATCCTTGAATTTTTCAGGGTTCATTTGCTTCAACATATACATGTAGAGATTGACCTGCCATAAGTATGCTTCAGGAAGCCCATTCTTCTTTAGTTCCTTAAACTTGGTGGTTCCAATGGTCTTGAAGTCTACTACATACCATTTGCCCTTTACTTTACAAACCAAGTCTGAATGTCCCCCAAGATTGTAGAGTTCCCTGACCTTCACACTAGCTTCAAGGTCAAATTCCTCTATATCAGGTATCATTTCTGTTAATTTCCCTAGGCTTTCATGTAGGGCATGCCCTTGTTCCCATATCAGCATCATAGAAAGGCTAGGAATATCAGATATTTCATAGCCCTTGACCTTGTACCAAAACTGCCTAGCACATGTGGTCAACTCTGAAGGATGGTTATGTTTTGTGCTTCTTTCCTTTTTGGCTTTCATGGTCTTTTCATATAGGGCTTTTTCATACAGTTCCTTAAACATGTTTCTCTCCTTCCTTCACAATCTCTTTTAGGGAAAATCTTTTTATCCTGTGACCTTCTGCATCCCCTTCATCCAGTTCTACCTGTATAGGCAGTAGATGGTGGTTGTAAAGGTTTTTAGAATCTATATAAATCACTGTCCCATTCCCTTTATACAGGAAGGAGTTGCAGAAAACCCTGTCACCCTTCTTCAACATCTATATCTTTCCTTTCCATTGGCACTAGGAGTTCTCCAACCCTTACCAAGTAAACTCCCTGCCCCATCATGACTACTTCACCATGCTCCCCTAATGGCTTGAAGGCAGGAGATAGGATTTTCACCCTATCCCCAACATAGATAATTTTGTTCATGCTCTGTCCTTAAGTCAACTTCTTGTTGACAAAAGAGGATTTTTTAACCTTTGCCTTGCCTTTTTTCTTTCCTGCCTTGCCATTAGCCATTTGTAGGGAGATACCTGCAAAGCTATTCCATACCTCTCTAGGGATTTTCATAGTAAAGTAAGCCACACCACCATGCTCACACAATAGGGTTACTGCATCCTGTTCTACATAGGCAGTCAACATATGCTTGTCATTCTCAATAACTAGCTTCTCTCCATAAACTGTTCTCTCTTTGGATACCATTTCATTGACTTGCTTTTTCTCCATTCTAAACAACCCTTTCTATATTGTTTTGTTTTTGTGTTTCTACTGTAATTATATCAACTTGAAGTTGACAAAGCACTGCAAAAATCATGGTTGCTATACCAACTTTATCCTGTTGGCTAATACATTCTTTACATCCTTTTGCCCAGTGATAATCAGCATCTTGCCTTCCTTGCATTTATCTTTATGCTTGGCATAGATGGCAGGGAATACTGTTACATCCCTGTTTCCTTCAGGAGTATTTAAGACTAGGAAGCACATTAACTGCCCCCTCTTTGTCTTGATTTCTTTTACCCTTGTGACTTCTCCACCAATGGTTGCTTCTGCCCCTTGTGGGACTGAATCATAAGGGATAAAGCTATATTTATCTAATGGATGCCCTGACAGATATAGTCCTAGCACTTCCATTTCCCACCTTAATTTAGTGCTATCAGGGTTTAGCTTATCTTCTTCAGTAATGAGTGGCTTTCCTTCTCTTTCCTTTTTTGGTCTTTTGGACTGGTAATATTCCATAATTTCAAGCCTATCATCTGTTTCATCAAAGGCTCCTGCCTTGATAAGCCCTACAATGCACCCTTTCTTTACCTCTGAACCCTTAAAGACATTGGAAGAAAGAAAATCTTCAAAGTTGGCATAGGGTCTATTCTCAATTATCTGCTTAATGGCTTTTGTCCCAACACCCCTGATGGCATTTAAGGCAAATAGGATTTTTCCATTAACCTCTGTAAACTCATGAGCAGATGAATTGATTAGTGGGGCAGTCACTTCAATACCCATTTCCCTAGCTTCTTCTACATACTTGGCTATTTCTTCTAACTTCTTGGATTTGGAATCCTCTTTATCTTCATCCTGAAGTTCTGCAGACATAGTGGAAGCCATGAATTTAACAGGATGATTAGCCTTCAGATAGGCAGTCTGATAAGTGACCAAGGCATAGGATGCAGAATGTGACTTGTTAAAGAGGTATTTTGCCCCTTTCTCTATCCAATTCCAAAGGATAACTGCTAAATCCTTGTTGTAGCCATTCTTTACACAACCTTGAATAAACTTATCTTTTAGCTTTGCCATTTCTTCAGGAAGTTTCTTACCCATAGCTTTCCTTAAATAATCCCTTTCTCCTGCAGTAAACCCTGCAAATACACCTGCTATCTCCATCATCTGTTCTTGATATATTAGCTGTCCTTTTGTTGGGGCTAAAATTGGCTCTAGGTCAGGATGGATATATTCAGGCTTGATTTCTCCATTGGCAACCTTGATATACCTTTCTACCATTGTTAGCCCATCCTCACCCTTAATGGTGAGTGGACTTGGTCTATATAAAGCTATAATGTCTATGACTTCATCAAAGGTAGTGGGCTTAATACTCCTTAAAAGCTGTTGCATCCCTACACTTTCTACCTGAAATACCCCTGCAGTGTCACCCTCTTGGAGTAGCTTAAAGGTTTTTTCATCATCCATAGGGATGTTGAGAATATCAAACATTGTCATACTCCTTTCTGTCATTTTGGCAACTTAATGATTACTCAACCCACCAAAATAACCTCTTTGTCTACATCTAGCACAACCACTTCAAGTCCTAGATAGTACCTATAGTGAAGGGTATCAGTATATTTAGGCTGAATGGTCTTTTGTTCATGGTCAAAAGCTATGGCAGAATACTTGTCCAACACAATCTTGTTTGCTTCTAATCCTTTTGCTCTTTGCTCATAAATCAGGTCATTAATCAGAGCAGTCACTGTACTTGACTTTTTGTTTTCCACTGTTATGCCCCCTCTGCATTGATTAAGTCCACTGTCTTGTTAATGACAGACAGAGTTTTAACACCTAACAGGTCAAATTTCACTAACCCTAATTCCTCACATACTCCCATATCTACTGCAGACATTGGCTCCCCATACTTATCTTCCATAAGAGGAATCACTTCATCCAGTGGTCTGTCTGCTATGATGTAAGCACAAGCATGTTGGGAAAAATGCCTTACCCTTCCCTCAATCTGTTTGGCATACTTCCATATAGAGTGTTCATACTGCTTCATGTACTTTCTAAATTCTTCACTTTCATTGTAGGCTTCTTCTAGTGTAATAGAAGGTCTGTCAGGAATACTTTTAGCTATGGCATCACCAAGGCTATATGGGTAGCCACACACCCTTACAACATCCCTGATTACCCCTTTAGCACCAAAGGTTCCATAAGTAACTACAGAGCAAACTTTGTCATGACCATATTTCTCTTTAAGATACCTGACCACTGCCCCTCTGTCTGCAAAGTCCACATCAATATCAGGTAGGGAGTTCCTTTCAGGGTTTAAGAATCTTTCAAACAGTAAGCCATATCTGATAGGGTCTAGTTCCACTATCCCTAGGAGCCATGAAACCAGTGAGCCACCTGCAGAACCCCTTCCATAGCCCACCACTATTCCATTATCCCTTGCCCATTTAATGAAGTCCTGAACAATCAGGAAGTATCCACTAAAACCTTTATTGATGATAACATCAAACTCATACAAAATTCTGTCTACATACACCTTCTGTTCCTGTTTGGAAAGTTTATTTAATCCCCTTCTTGTCCATCCTTCTCTGCATAGTTGCTTCAAATATTCTTCTTCAGTCTTAAATGGGGCAGGAACAGGGAATTTAGGTAACTTTATGCTTGTATCAATCTCATAACCCTCTACCTGTTCTGCAATCTTTACAGTGGTTTCTACTGCTTCCCTTGCCACTGCTTCAGGAACACCAGTAAACTCCATCAGTTGCTTTATAACTTCCTCACCTTCTGACCAATAGTTATGCTTATAAACATCACTATCAAAGTCCCCTATCTTGGTAAGAACCCTATGGGTTAGGTAATCATCTTTCCTTAAGTAGTGAACATCTTGAGTGGCTACAATGCCTACCCCTAAATCTTTATACCATGAAGCATAAGCCTGATTGACTTTCTTCTGCATGGTATGTTCATTAGGTTGTATCTCAAGGTAAAAATCATTACCAAAAATCTTTTTAAATCTTTTGATGGTCTTTTTAGCCCCAAGGTAGTCCCCTTCAGCAATCTGCCTTTGACTTACCCCTGCCAAACATGCTGATAAGCAGATAAGACCATCCTTGTACTGTTCTAATAATTTATAATCTATCCTTGGTCTGTTATAAAAGCCTTTTAAGTGGGAAATAGTTGTTAGCTTAAGGAGATTTTTTAAGCCTTGAGTGTTCTTTGCTAAAAGAACTAGATGGTAATGTCTTGTGCCTTTTTCTTTGATAGAAATATCTTCTGTGATATATACCTCATTCCCTACAATAGCTTTCACACCATGTTTTCTTCCTGCCTTGATAAAATCCCAAAAGTCATTCATCACACCATGATTAGTTAATGCTACTGCAGGTTGCCCTAATTCCTTGGCTCTTAAGACAATTTCTTCAGCACTTGCCATCCCATCCAATGTACTCATTTGGGAGTGTAAGTGGAGTTGACAAAAGAAGTCCATTAGAATCTTCCTTTCTTGTGGGAGTTATTTTTATACTGGGGCTTCTTCTTCTGCCCTATTTCCTTAATCTTGTCCTGTAAAAGTCTAATTTGCCTTTTTTGATTTTTATTTTTCCTTCTTAAGTTGGCTATTGTCCTTTTTAGGATGCTGATTTGTTCCTCAAGTTTCTTAACTTGTTCATCCATCCCTTTTGTCCCCTTTATATTGTTAATAAAGCCCCCTTGCTAGGATTTGAACCTAGTCTAAAGGATTA